GATCGCTTTGAAGACGATGATGTTTTTGTCTACGTTTGGAATGGAACCTCCGAACAGTGGGACAAGAAAACCGTAACCACCCACTACACCCTTGGTTCCAACACGGTTACTTTCGGCACCGCACCCTCCAGCCCTCCTACTGGAGTAACCGGAAACGTTCTGGTCATCCGTAAGACTGATGTCGATGAGGATTTTCCTCGTGCTGACTTCCAGCCTGGCTCGTCCATCCGTGCTCAGGATCTCGACAACAACCAGCTCCAAGCCTTACGGGGTATCAAGGAACTGCGTGACGAGAAGCTGTCTCGCTTTGCTGAGGTAGACGAATCCACTGGTACTGCATCTAACCCCAAGATGTACGCCAACCTGGACATGACTGGTCGGAACATCGAAAACATAGGTAAGGCAGGCTCTGATAATGAGGCTGCTAACCGTGAGATGGTTGGCGGTTTGATCGCTAGCGACATCACTGCTGACACCACACAAGGCGTTGTCCTTAACAAGTCTGTTGGCGGTACTAACAGCGGTGACCAGATGGAGGTGTCCATTGCTGACTCTTCCCCTTCTCAAAAAGGTTCAGTCATCATCGAACAAGCAGCTGGTGAAGCCGTCAACGTGAGCTATAGCAGTGGTACGGCCACCATTGGTGTGGACAAGAGCACCGCTACCCAGCAAGGTGTCGTTCAAATTACTGCACCTCCTGAAACCAATGGCAACCCCATTGCGCTGACACGTCCCGCTGATGGTGAAGTTGAACTTACCATTGCAGATGCCAGCATTACCAGTGCAAAAATTGCTGATAGTGCGATTACATCGGCTAAAATCCTTGACGGCACAATTGAGGACGCTGACATCAGCGGTACAGCCGACATTAACGGCTCAAAGCTTTTGGACAATAGTGTTACCTCAGCTAAGATCGCAACCAACAGCGTAACTACTGCAAAGATTGTTGATAGTGCAGTTACCTCAGCTAAGATTGCTGATAACAGCATTACCAGTGCAAAAATTACTGATAGTGCAGTCACCTCAGCTAAGATTGCTGATGGTACGATTGTCAATGCTGACATCAACGCAAGCGCCGCTATTGATGGCTCTAAGCTGGCTAATAATAGTGTTGACCTTGATAAGATTGTTGATGCTGACATCGTAGTAACTAGCGATTATTCTACTAGCTGGGCTACTGATGACACCAAGATTGCCACCGTAGGCTCTCTTGCTGCACGACATGACGTTGTAGTTAATACGAACACCACCCCTCCAAGCACGGCTCAGACTGGTAAACAGTGGCTAAGCATTGCTTCTGGTAACCAAGTCCATAAGATTTATGATGGTACTGGTTGGCGTACTGTTGCTGTTGGTCAACCTTATAGCCCTTTAACTACTACCATTGTCCGTTATGTTGACGCAACTAATGGTAGTGATGCTGCTGATGTAACTGGTTTCTTGCCTCAGGCACCGTTGCGATCCATTGGACGTGCTCTTGAACTTATTAACGCATCCAGTAGTGGCGATGGTACTTTAATTAAAGTTGAACCTGGTGTATATCAGGAGACATTGCCGCTGCGTATTAAGAAGAACAATGTCTCAATTGTTGGTACGTCGATGCGTAGCTGCTTTGTGCATCCTACGGTTGCGACTGAAAACAATGACATGTTTGAAGTTGATAGTGGTAGCTACATTGCCAACTTCACAATGTGCGGTCTAAAAGTTCCGACAGCTAATCAAGGTTCACGTAATAATAGCCTTGATAATGATGCAACGTATGGCTTGCCTAGCAACCAACCGTTTGCTGTCAGGTTCCGTACTGACACTGCTCCTGTCATTCTCAAAAGTCCGTACATCCAAAACTGCTCACACTTTAGTGATGCACATTTTGACAACGCTAACTTTGACCCTAATACCTTCCCGTCTACTGATAGCCAAACTTATAGTGCAGTAGCAGGAGACCAAAGTTCTGCACCTAGTGGTGGTGGTTTGCTAGTTGATGGCTCTGCTGTTAGTTCTAGCAGCCCAATCCGTAGCATGGTTGTGGATGCATTTACCCAGATCACCCTTGATGGTCCTGGCATCCTTGTAACCAACAACGGTTATGCACAGCTAGTGTCGTTCTTTGGCACGTTTGCTCATTACCACGCCAAAGCAAAGAATGGTGGACAGATCAACCTGTCTAACTGTGTCAGCGACTTTGGTCGTTATGGTCTGATTGCTGATGGTAAGAGTCCTTCTGCTATCGCTACTGCTACGGCAAGCGCAGCTAACTCTGGTGCTACCACTATTACTATTGGTGCTATCACAACTGATAGTGGATTCCACGGTACTGTGAACCGTCCTTTGGATCACATGATGGTGACCATTGATGGTGTTGATTACGGTGTTGTAAGCAGCACTGCTAATGGTTCTGGTTGGGATGTTGTTTTGACTTCTGGTCTTACTTCTAACATTACCAACACGACTGTAAGCTTCGCTCTGCGGTCTTACATCAGTACTGGTGGACACACCTTTGAATTTGTTGGTGTGGGTACTGACTACAGCGATCACCCTGATTTTGGTGGTATCCCTGTAGAGGCTAATCAAGTCATTGAACTCAACGGCGGTAAGGTTTGGCAATCAAGTACTGACCACGTTGGTAAATTCAAAGCAGGTGATGTTCTTGTTGTTGATCAGGTATCCGAAACTGTAAACCTTAAAGCTACGACTGTGACTGGTAACCTTGCTGTTACTGGTACTGTTGATGGGCGTGATGTCGCAACTGACGGTACAAAGTTAGACGGTATTGAAGCATTAGCCACAGCCGATCAAACTGCCGCCGAAATCAGGACGCTTGTCGATTCTGCAAATGACTCCAATGTTTTTACTGATGACGACCACACCAAATTAGACGGTATTGAAGCATCAGCCACAGCCGATCAAACCGGTGCTGAAATTAAGGCTCTGTATGAGGCTGAGGCTAACGCTTACACCGATACTTTAAATACTAAACTTGCTGGTATTGAAGCCGGTGCTGAAGTAGGTGATGCTGATCTAGATACTACTCAAACCTTTACAAAGGCACAACGTGGCTCAGTTGGTACACTAACTGATGGTGCAACAATTACTGCTGATTTTGCAGAAAAAAATAACTTTACTGTAACCCTTGGTGGTAACCGTACACTTGCTAACCCTTCTAATCTAACAGCAGGTCAAAGCGGTGTAATTGTTATTAACCAAGACGGTACAGGTAATAGAACATTGGCTTATGGAACGTATTGGAAATTTGCTGGTGGAACAGCTCCAACACTTTCTACTGGTGCAAATGAAATGGACGTATTAAGTTATTATGTTGTTTCAAGCACTGTGATTGTTGCTTCTTTAGGAGCTGATTTCTCATGAGTGTTCTTAGTAATGGTTTTGTACTTGCTCTAAGTACTACTACTGGAGACGGAAGTAGCGGCGGTAGCAGTACCTTTACTGTTACCTATGCAGGGATAGGCGGTGGCGGTGGAGCCACTGGCGGCAGTTTTGGTAGTAATGCTGGCGGTGGCGGCGGTGCTATCGCTCAATCTACCCGTTCAGTTACCACTGGTGATACTTGGACAATTACTGTTGGAGCAGGTGGAGCTGGTACTAATACCGGTGGTTCTAATAATGGTACTTTTTCAAAGTTAGTGTTTCCCGGTTTAGTGACTCATATGATTTTACCAGGGGACGCAGGTTCTAATTATACCGGTGGAGATTCCGGTTCAAATAATTCTGGCGGCATTGGCAGCATTGTCGCTGGTGGCGGTGGCGGTGGTGATAGTGCTGCTGGTTATGCTCAAAGTGGCAGCAACGCTGGTAACGGCGGTGCTGGCACCTCAGTGACATTGCTAGGACTTGCATGTGGTGCAGGTGGCGGTGGCGGTAATTATTTTCCTAACGGCACCGGTTATCCTAACCATCAAGGCTTAGGTGGTGATGCATCTGCGGGTAATGGCGCTGAAGCTTCTTCTCTTAACCAAGCTGCAACCTCTGCTCCTGCCAATCGTGGCGGCGGTGGTGGCGGCGGAACCCTTGGCTACATAGGTGGCTCAGGTGGATCTGGTCGCGTCATTCTTCGTTACCCAAGCTCAAATCCTGCTGCTTCTTCAACTACTGGAAGCCCAACTATTACTGTAAGTGGTGGTTATCGTACTTATGATTTTACAGGCTCTGGGAGTATTACATTCTAATGGCACATTTTGCACGTATTGAAAATAACATAGTAACTGAAGTTATTGTTGTAAGCAATAATGTCTTGCTAGACGAAAACAGTAATGAGCAAGAATCATTAGGAGTAGATTTTTGTCAAACTTTGTATGGCGATAATACTAATTGGCGGCAGACGTCTTATAACGGCAATTTTCGTAAAAACTATGCGGGGATAGGTTATAAATACGATACTGCTCGTCATGCGTTTATCGCCCCTAAACCTTTTGATAGTTGGGTTTTGAATGATACTACCTGTTGTTGGGATCCTCCTACGCCATACCCAGGAGATGAAGATACCTTTTATAGATGGGATGAATCTACAACTTCTTGGATTGAAATTTAAACTAACTACGCTTACATAATTATGCTTGTTATTATCCGTCCAATTCTATTTCAGTTTATTCAATCTGAAAAAGTAAAACGTATGATTGTTGATCTTCTTCGGGCACTTGCCGAAAAAAGCGACAACACTGTAGATGACCAGGCCGTTGATTTCATTGAACGCGGCCTCTTTGGTGAGGTCTGATGGACTTCCCGGAGTTCCCAGACTTTCCGTCCTTGGTCCTCCCAGAAGCCCCTTCAATGCCTGATCCGTTACTGGAGGTACCAAGGGCTCAAATACCTAGTTACAAGCCCCTTGTAGTACCTCCTAGTGACCTTAGACCGCCTCCTGGTGTTAAAGGTGAAGACGGTAAAGAAAAAGAGCCACAACCCCAACCTAAAGCACCACCTATTAAAAACCCTGACATTAACTATGTTCAGGTTCCAATGTTTGATCAGGAAATACCCTTACCGTCACCTGAAATCTTAACTACTGCAGGCACCACAGCCGTTGTGTCTGTAGCTGCCACCCTGACTGCTACATCTATGTTCAAATACCTTGTAATGGTTTTTAAGCCTGTATTAAAGCAAACATGGAGCAAACTAACAAAGAAAATAAACCCATCCTCAAGCAACTAAAAGAACACCACGAAGAGCTAGAGTTTTTAGCAACCTTTGTTCGTCTAGGTGTTGTTATATGGAGTGGTTTTATTATCACTCTTAACTACGTTGACCTTCCAATGATTAAGAAAGGTCAAAGTGGCGGAGACATCACATTTGTTGCTAGCGTTTTTACTGGCGCACTTGCTACTTTTGGATTAAATACATCTAACAATAGAAACGCCAAAACAAACGAACCTAAAAAAGATTCATGAAAAAACTTTTTCTACTTTTGTTTCTGACCGCTCCAGCATCCGCACAAATTGAACCTAACTTTACTCAAGGTTCTATGCAACAAACCACCAACACTACCCAAACTATTAACGAGCAGGTAGTTACCGAAATCTATGGAGGTGATTACTCATATTATTCTGGAAGCAACGTCACACCCAGCGGCAACATTACGGACCCGAACACAACGTTTTCAGTGACCAATGCAGGGCAACAGTTTCACGTCGAACAGGTGACTCGCGCAGCAGGTCTTATCGAGACAACAACCATCGACAGAGATATCACCACAACTTCTACTACTACATCCTTGTCGGTCTTCTCGCAGTAGTCAATCCAGCGATTGCGGAGCCTGAATCACCTGAAGTTCAAAATCAAAGCAACCCAGTTGCTGCGGCTACAGGAAACGTAATCAATCAAAATGTCAACATGCAAAATTCTGGCGCACCATCGCGTCAGTTTTTTGCAGCTAACAATAGTTGCAACGGAGCAACAGCACAGATCAGCCCGTTTTATATGGGAAACGACACAATTCCCTATGAATCTGAAGGTTATACACGCACTAATAATTTTGGAATGCAAATTAGTCTTAGCGTTCCTCTGGACGGTTCAATGGTTGAGCTTTGCAAAAGCATCGCTCGAAAACAAGAACAAAAAATGAGACTCGATTACGAGCTTGTAAGAGCACTTAAGTGTACTGAGATCTTAAAAACTGGCTTTATGTTCCGACCTGGAAGTCGAGTTGACTTTCTGTGTTCAGACATTGTGCCAATTGTAAAAGTACAACAAACAACTACTGAATAATTATGACCTACAAACTGCGTGATTGCTTTCGCGACACGATCCTTGGTGTCTACAAAACCAAGACTGAACTTGAAAAGGCACAACGTCGTCTGTCTTATGAAGACGGTGCTGAGCGATACGAAGTGATTGAAGATAAGCCTAA